TTCAGCTGTTACAGAATCCATTTTGGTTTGCAATACTTTTTTATCCATAGAAAAAATATCAGTACCAACATCATACGCCTCTAATAAAGCAACTTTCTGATCCAGTATTATACTAGTTAAATCTTGCTCAATTTGCAATTTCTTTTGCTCAATTTGCAATTTCTTTTGCGATATTGTTTGCAATCGTGTTCTTAAAGCTGTTTCTGCTAGCACACTTGATTCAATTGTTTTTTGTTTATCTACAGCGTTGGTCAGGGAAAGTGAAGATCGAATTCTGTTCTTTAAAATTCGTTCTTCTATCACTCGAATAGTTTCTAACGTTACTCCACCTTGTTCATATAGGAGCTGCAACTCCTGTGCGAGCTTTATTTGCTCCGGAGAAATGTCATTTGATGAAGTGTTTGATTTTTTTGCCATTATCTATTTGTATCTTATTATGGTCAGTTTACCTTTTCATTGCTTGTAGTTTTGATAATCTCTTGTTAAGTTGCTGCTGCCGGGCGTCAATTCGTTTAAGCGCATCATCACCTCGTTTTATCAAATCTGGAAATGTGTCTAATGTTGTGCGTAAATTTATTAATGCAGATTCATATTCAGGATAATCATCTGCATTATCAGCAATTTTCTCCAACTCTTTTTTAAATTTGCTGCCAAACAAAAGTCGTAGTATTAACTTGCCAATACCTAGTCCTTCATTGATACGATCAACTTCATTTATTTGCGACAATTGTTTTGACTCAAATGGATTGTGATTCATGTTACACCCTTTTCTTTTTAATAAATATGACTATCTATTAAATCTGGGCGGTTTTGCTCTTGTTGATGTTGATTGTGATTGCCTGTTGGCCTTTTCCTGTGCTTTAGTGCGATCAGAAAAAATCTTGTTGATCTTGTTGATGTAATATACCCGGAGATACACCGGCAAGTCCATTACATCAGAATATGAAAATCCTTTACCATAATAAACTAGGTCAAAGATCTGATCATATACATTTAACTTATACTTTTGAGTCAGGCCAAAAAAAGTCCAGTCCGATGCTAACGGAACCACGAAAGGGGTCGCGGTCCTCCTCGTCGATGCAATCGATTTCCATGGATATATCGGGCGTAACAGATTTCAATTCGTTTCGGAGATATCTGGAATCCACTGCAAACAATTCATTGTCAACAAAATGACGTATTGTTTTTGTATCAGCATTTCCATCAATGGATGTGATAAGATGCTTCATCATTGTAGTAATTGATGCATTTTCATTACGTAATTTAGCCAATCCTTTAATTTCTGCATCAATTTTTTGTTGTATACCATGTGTAACTAACTGACATGTAACTGTTCGTTTGGATACTGGCAATTGAAATTCAAATTCTTTCACACCCTTTTCAATACGATCCCAATTGATGTCTCGGTCTTGAAGTTGTGTTAGATCAACATGAATCTTCTGTTTGTTACCAGATGGAGTTGTTACTTCAAAATCATAATCTTTTCCATAACCTAATACTCGAGCAGCAATCATTATTGCATTTTTATCTCCGGTCAACAGATCATTGTAATCAAATGGAGTTACAATCAATGATTTGAACAGTTTATCTAATACCACGCCTTGTTTAATATAGGTCTGGTTGGTAAGAATATCTTCTTCTCGCGCAGTCATGTATTTCATTTCAATTGTTCCATTTGATAATGGATGGCCTTCAGGATAAAATTTTCCTTTGGATGGTAACTGAATGATCTCTGTCGGAAATTTATTTGTTTGAGTAGATTGGGTTGATTCAATTACTTGAGTTGTGTTAAATTGTTCAATTGCTTTTGCCTTTAGATCGGCATCAGATAATTCAACATTCTTTTTTGGGTAATCATCGTTTAGTGGTGTAGCCATTTGTCTCCTTTATAACTTTTACTATTTAATATAAATATACACACATAAAAAAAGCCTCACCGAAATGAGGCTTATTTGTTTGATTAGGAACAACCTAACACAGTCATAATTAGAACTGAAGGATTGCGTAATCGTATTTCAATGTAAGTTCAATCATTAACGGATCTTCTGAAGACCAATCCAAATCACCAAATGTCGCTGATGATATGAATGCTCCTTTTAAAGTCCATTCTTCAACTTTGTCACCTACGGGTCCTAAAGTATTGAATGTAATGTCCTTCTTATAGAAATCAGAATATCCATCTCGACCAGTTACTGATTCGTGATGTAAACGTATCCATTCCATTACTGCCTGCGCGCCTGATGGTACAACAGGATCATATAATGATACAGTTACATCTTGCCATCTAGATTTACCTTTCAACTTTCTTTCAACGTTGATGTGGTCTAAGATGACCTCGCCTTGATCAATTGATGGTCTAGATGCAGCTTTAACTAGGTAAGACGGAATACCCTCAATGTACATAATGAACCTGTTGGCCATTTTCGGTTCATATGCCGTATAAAATATTTCGGTTGGGTCAAGTAATTCTGCCATTTGTTTGTACTCCTTTTAATTTAATATAAATATGTCTCTACTACTATTCTGGGAACGCTGCTCCGGTAGGTAATATGTTAAAGTCAATGATAATGAATTCAGCTGTCTTAGCAGGTTGCAAATAAATTGCTCCTCTCATTTCATTTCGGTCAATTACATCCGGTGTATTATTTGTATCATCCATCACCACTTTAAATGCATACAAACCTTGACGTTGTTGTACTGATTCAAAATATGGATTGACAATGGATAAGAACCTGTTTCTAGTAGCCGCTGTATTGTTTTCAAATACAAGATATTTAGTGGCAGATGCAACAAATTTCTTGGCAGCAATTAATAAACGTCTCACATTTACACGATCTAATGCAGATGATTTTTTCTGTAATGTTTTCTGACCATATACAACAACTCCAGAATTTGGAAAAGTTGCAATTGGATTCACTGCAGCTTCATACAATGTATCACGATTTGACTGAGTCAATTTACGTTCTGTTTGCACGGCAATGTCTAATGCGCCACGATTCAGACCTGCTGGAGCATACCATGGAGCAGCAACTCGGTCATTGAATGCATATACACTAGGTATCAATGTTGATGCTGGTACCCATACATTTCTTCCTAGATCTGCATCTGGAATTTTTATCCATGGCCAATATGTAGCTGCATAATTTGTATCTCGAGCCTCTGCCTTTGCAACTGCAGTTCCTATGCTTGAACCATATTCAACTGGATCAATTAATAAGAACGCATCTGATCTGTCTTCTAATGCAGTTAATGCTGTTGAAATTACAGTGGCATGATTAGCAAAGTTATCAACAAGTCCAGGTAATGATAACAAGTTGATGTCATATTCATCTTGATTTTTCAATAATAGTATAGCATCAGTATATGCTGTTTTACCACTACCGGCGGTTGCTAAGTTGAATCCTTGGGTGTTTGTATTTGTAATGTCTTCATTGAACATTTTTGGATGTGCTACTGTTCCATCTGCTCCGCCAGCAAATGTTCCTGATACAGCTGCCGGTAAAGATGCAGACAATGCATTGTCACGAATGGTACCATTAGCGTCCAGATAATTATATGTTGTCCTTGATACATCTACTCGTACAAAATTTGATCGATTTACATATGAACCTGACAATTGTAAGAACGGGTCAGTTGTACCAGAATCTTTCACTGTATATGATTGATCTCCAATAACCTTTGCTATGTAATTATTTGAATTTGGATCTAATGTCACATTGTTGAATTGCTCTAGAATGATCTTTCGCTTGCTTGTATCATCACCGCGGCGAATTAACAATGTAAATGTACCTTTGGCTGTAGATACATTGGAAACTTCCCATCGTATATTGTTAATTGATCCAGATGCTAATGTGTTGTTTATTCCTTCAGGACCAACACTATTCATGTCTGCACCATCGGACAATGTATATAAGGTAAATGCTGATGCCGCTACTCCTGAACATGTCACTGCTGCCTCTGCCGGAGAATAGTTGGCACCTAAGATTCTCACCACTGTCAATGTATCAGCGTATTTCAAGTATTCTTGAGCACTGTAATTTGTTAGATATTTGTAACTGCTTTCTGTTGCTCCGGAACCACTAGTAAATGCTCCTCCAAATTTCTGAATAAAATCTGAATAACTTGTTACTATGGTTGGAATTCCTGCAGGACCTTTTGCAGTCGGTCCAATTACTGCAGCCCCAATTGCAGCTAATCCGGCAGGTAAAAACGATTGATCAACTTCTCTCGTAAATACACCGGGTGATACTATTCTTTCAGCCATTATTTTGCTCCTTATTAATTTAATTTATCTACATATAAATATCAAATTACAGAGCCAAACATGCATTAAGATGCAATAAATTCGCCTGAATCAATATTTAATGTTCCAGTACCATATTGATCAGTTAATGATTTAACAAGATCAGTTTCTTTAGTTTGCAACTGTTTATATTCTTCAATTGCAGTTGTTTTTGCTGTATGCAGGTCATCCAATCGTTGATTAGCTGCGATGATTTCCATTTCAATTTGTCCTAGACGATATACCAATTCAGTACTTTGTTCACGAATGGCGTTGATCTCTTTTAAATGATCTGGTTGAATAACATTTGTTTCTGACATAACTTCCTTTTTTGTTTAATATAAATATGCATGTATTAACGATAACCTCCGGGCGGATTCTTATCTACATACCAACCTCTGTCTGGTGGTGGTGGTGTGTTTGCTGTTTTAGGACCAAGACCAGGCCCCGATGTTTCAGTCTCAGCACCAAATGTTATTTTTTTAACAGAATACATTTTGGTTATGTTTGAGGCGCGTAGTTCAGATGACATTAACATTGTGCCTTGCACTGTCAATGGCAATGATGCTCTAACCAAACGGTCTTCTCCTGTAGTGTTGACTGTATCAAATGTATAATCAGTAATGGTTGTTGGGAATTTCCATGTCGTTCCCCATGCAAAACCATTCAATGGCATTATCTGTTCAATAATAGAATTCATTTGATCAGTGTATTCTGTCCATATCAACAAATCATATGATACTGTTATGTATTCCGGGACATTGGAAATGTAAAATTCTTCCACTGGTATAGTACCATGTTGTATTGAAAATCTATCATACTTGTTTTGCAATGAAAATTTATTTCCATGAGTAAGTTGAAATCCTGCAGGTGATTGATTGACACTTAACATATTGAGTCTATCGGCAATTGATGTTCTGCGTAATCCAATGTATGGTGTAAGTATCTTTCCACCATTATCTGACATGTAACCACGTTTTTGATATTGTGCCCATTTTTCACCATTAGCATAAAATACTGGAACATCAATAACTGAATTGTTTTCAATTATCTGTGGTTGTATGATTTCCTTGATGTATGACATGATTGCAAAATCAATGTCCACAATTGTACATTTTGGTGTTTTGATAATGTCATTATCACGTCTGGTTTGATCAGACTTTCGACCAGTGGTGTTTGCAAACACATCATTGTTATCTGTAAATGAACTATATGTTCTACGTAATTGTCGTTTATTTGGTATATCGCTCATAAGTTCCTAGGTATGTTGTTTGTTCTGTTAATTCCAGACCGTACTGCACTAATGTTCAATCGATTTTTTCTTGTAACGTGTGCATCAACTACAACTGATACTGGCCAACCAAATTCACCACGCAGCCCCATATCAAATCCTAGATCATTTTCTGGATTAGTGCCGCGGAAATATTGAGATGTTGATGTGTTATCAATTTCAAAAAATTCACCATCATATTCAATGATATCCCCAACTTCCATTACAATGTCTCTAGGAACTAGATCATCTCGTAAAAATGCAAATGTACCATTTCGTACATAATCAATTCCATAATCATCACTTTGTGTTGTTTTCGTGTCTTTCAGTATGATGGAATTGATACGTAATATATTATTGTACACCTTGTCATCAGATTCATCATATATGTTTGTTTTGGTTGCACCAAGATTTAATTTGTAATATCCTATTTCCATATCAATATATCGATTGATAAGTTCACGATTCAATGATCGTAAAAGTGATGCATCTCGTGCTGATCCAAACAATGCCATGATGTTATCCTATCCTATATAAATGCGTAATGGCACTTTATTTAATTGCATTGTCAATGATTCAGCTTCTGCTTGTTTACGTTCCAATTGAGATTGACGAGACATGGAATCTAAAATTTCTTTGAGTTCAGTTATCAATCCTTCTTTTTCAGTTTGAGCAGCAGTAATTAAATCAGTTCCATTCAAAGTTATTTCTGCATTAGGAATTGGAATGGCACTGTATTTACCACGTATATATCCTAACATCTCTTTTGACAATGCCAATGCATATCTGCGAATCCACTGTCTACCTACTGCATTAATAAATGAATAGGTGACATCTTGATATGGAATGTTTGAAAAATCAGAAACTGTTCCCACAGCTCCTTTCAAAGCATTGCTGCGTTCTGATTTCACAATGTATTCAAAATGTATTTTAGTGAAAGAGGCTCCATTTGGTATTGGAAATACACGAATTCGATTATTTGATACCTGAAATGAGTATGCTGATCGTCTCACCGCGTCATTGAATTCTATTGCCTGCAATCTTAACAGATCTGCATACATTGGCATCATCATGAATGATACACCTGGTGAATATGATCCAAAGCCAAATGCATCTAACATTTGTTGTGTACCAATACCACTGCCAATGAATGGATCAAAGAACCTAGCTAACGCTGGCGTTGGATCATGATAAATACGTTTGATTTCAATCGGTGTTGTTCCTGGTGTTCCATTTTCCAAAGAAACAATGGTTGGATCCGACAGATCATAAATTTGCTTGTTGTTTTGAACTGCAAAACTTCCTGTGTAATATGTGACATTTCCTCCAGTCATTGATTCAACACCATATTCATTTGACAGTTCAATGATGCCTCCTAAATTGGCTGAAATCTTTTTTCCTGTCAAATTAGATCCGGTGGCTGATCCGTACAAGTTCAACATGTTGTCACGTATGTTGTATGTGTTTAATTGTGCGCCGTATTCAGAAATGGCTTCTTCAAATGCAGCATATAAATTGATTGATTGCAATTCAATTTCTGATAAAGGATATCCTAATCGTTTAGCACTCCAATCTGCGAACTTGTCAACCTCAAGTTGAAAGTCCGTGTCATAATCATAGATTCCATATGGTGTATCACCAGGAAAAAAACTTGACGAGCCAGGCCAAATAGGAATGTTTACTGCCATAATGGTTTCCTTTTAGAATAAATATCAACATGGTATGATTTACAATTATTTTATATTGAATATAAAGAATTTATTTACAAAGACCATTTCCTACAAGACCAATATCTTGCTTTATCTCTTGGTCCTGGGTTATCGCAGTTATGGCGAGCTCGAAATGATCGACGTCTAGCTGGATTATTTTTCTTTATGTTCATACCCTTTTGTCCAAAGTTTACCTTAACTACATTACCTTTTGGATTCTGCACATAAACTTTGAACTTCTTGACATCTCCTTGCATGGGTTTACCTAACTTAACGGTACGACCTTGATAGTCTGCTTCTGTGAGTGGTGTCTTACTGGCCTTGATAGCTTCTAATAACCTTATAGCATAAGAGTTGCATATAGTTATGTTTTTCATATATCATACCTTTTATATTAAATTTATTTAGTATTGGATACTAATATCCATTCACCATCTATATTTAGATATGTTTGAGTTGTTCCCGGGTATGAATTAACTTCATCTCCATTTGCCAACACCGGGCGGTAGCTACCTCCGTAAGCGATCTCATAAGCATCTCTATTAATGATCATTATGGTTTGTCCAACAGGCATTGAACTAGGAGCTGGGAAATTTATCGTATACACCATGAATTCATCAGTTGCAGTAAAACAATAAATCCCTGGATTAGATATTGTATAGTTGGCACTAACCGTGCTTAAACTTCCTGAAACGTGTGTTGGAATAAAATATCCAGAAAATGACCCTGTTGCATTTAATGTGGTACCATTCCATGTTAAATTTGGTACCCCGCCAAATGCTCCTGCATTATTGTATTGTATTTGTGTAGTTGACCCACCTGGTGAAGTTGCTCCACCACCACCTCCCGATCCGGTATTAACGGTGATTGGAAACGTTGTACCATTACCTTTAGTGAATGTGATTGTATTTGAGGATACAGATGCTGTTACTATGGCATTTGGAGTAAAGGAAGCAGTCAAAGCAAAACTTGAACTTATTGCAAATGATGATGTAACTGTTAAGGTATTTGTACCCATTATGTATTCAAGACTACGGGAACCGGAATTTGCATATAAAGTATTATAAACAAAGCTATGTGTGTCATTAGTTTTGGCATCAACAAATACAGGATAAAATTTTGATACACTTGCATTTGCTAACGCAGCAGCTGCAGAGGCACTATTGTATACAGCAACAATGGCGCTGTTGCCGGCGGAGGAGGCGAAGGTAGCGGTGGTAGCGGTGCCGGCGGAGGTGGCGAAGGTAGCGGTGCCAGCATTGCCACTAGTGCTTTGATTGCCGGTGGTATTAACACCGGGAAGATTTATGTTTGCAGAACCATTAAAAGAAACACCGCCAATAGTTCTTGCAGTTTGAAGTATTGTTGCTACGGATGCTGTTGTAGCAAAACTTGAACTTACTGCTCTTGAAGAACTTACTGCAAATGAAGCAGTTGTAGCAAAGCTAGAGCTTACTGCATTTTGAACAAATGAAGCCGTTGTTGCTGTGCCTTGCAAAGAACCAGTAAATCCTGCAGTTGCAATGACACTTCCCGTTACTTGTACTTTTGAGCCGGTGGCAAAGATTAAGTTTGATCGAAGTGCTCCGTTTCCTGTGCCATTACCTACAATAAATGCAGATTGAGCTGATGATGATATATTGTATTGACCTTGAACGTGTTGATACTCTCCTGACGCTACTGTATAAAGACCTTCTGCGTGTGAATAGTCTCCGGTTGCAGTTGTATTACTGCCTTCTGCGTGGGAAAATTGTCCGGTTGTTGTTGTAAAAAATCCTTCTGCGTGTGAATATGATCCGTTTGCATTTGTATTAGCACCTTCTGCGTGTGAATATGATCCTGATGCTAATGTACTTTGGCCTTCTGCGTGTGAAGCATCTCCTGATGCGATAGTATTAACTCCTTCAGAATGAGCATAATTTCCATTTACACCCGGTGATATTACTACTATGTAACCGATGTACGTATTTAAAGGAATGCTGCTAAAATATACATATGTATTGCTAGAGCTGAATGATGAAGACACTATGTTATCAGAGTAAAGAAAGCCCCATCCGTCATCATATACATCAACAGCAACGCCTGGATAATACTTAGTTGTATAATTAAATCCTTGAATTTCTATACTACTTAAAGCTCCTGCTACGTTGGTAACTGCAGAATACGAGTCGATATTAGTCGTATTTCTAAATGACGTAAAAGTTAAGCTTCCTTCTGCATGTGAATAGTTTCCAATTGCTCGAGTATAATATCCTTCTGCGTGTGAACTTTGTCCTGATGCTATTGTACCTTCTCCTTCTGCGTGTGAAAAGTTTCCTCGTGCTTGAGTATAATATCCTTCTGCATGTGCACTGTCGCTGCTGAATGCGCTAGTTGCAACTATATAACCAACGTACGAACCTGTCGGTTGGTTTATAAAGAATACTGTTGTTCTACCGGCTGAATGAGAAGATGAATATATGCTATCTCTAAATGAAACTGAAAAGTCATCAGCTATTACAGTTGCGATGCTAGGAGATTGGTAATATTGGGTATAATTTCCATTAAAAGGAAAAACTACTTTACTTGAAGCACCAATAATTGGAGGAGTTATTGTTTCTGTAAGTACATCTAATAAACCTTCTGTTCTATATCCAATTACAGTGGATGCACCTTCTGTATGTGAATTGTTTCCTACTGCTACCGTTACTGATCCTTCTGTATGTGAATTGTTTCCTACTGCTACCGTTACTGATCCTTCTGCGTGTGAATTGTTTCCAATTGCTGTTGTACCTTGTCCTTCTGCGTGTGAAGCATATCCGGTTGCTGTTGTACTATCACCTTCTGCGTGTGAAAATGATCCGGTAGCCTTATTATTTTGTCCTTCTGCGTGTGAGTAGATGCCTGAGGCCGTTACAGCAAATCCTTGTGCATGAGCAAATAGGCCTGATGCTAAAGATGCGGATGCTTGATTGAATGATCCGGTTACTACTAATGAACCTGTAATTCGAGCGGATCCTGTAATTTGTACTTGTGATCCTGAAGCAAAGATTAAGTTTGATCTTGAACCGTCTGCTGTACCATTACCTACTATAAAAGCTGATTGTGCTGATGAAGATATATTATATTGTCCTTGTACGTGTTGGTAAAATCCGTTAGCTACTGTACCAAGTCCTTCTGCGTGTGATGCCTGACCTGTTGCTATTGCACTTTGTCCTTCAGCATGTGATGCAAATCCATTTGTTATTGTACCATATCCTTCAGCGTGGGAATAGGATCCATTTGCAGTTGTATTATTGCCTTCTGCGTGTGAATAATCTCCTGTTGCATTTGTATAATATCCTTCAGCGTGTGAATTTTGTCCAATTGCTGTAGTAAGTTGTCCTTCTGCGTGTGAATATTGTCCTGATGCCGTTACACTAAGTCCTTGAGCATGGGAAAATAATCCGGTTGCTAAAGATGCGGATCCTTGGTTTAGAGTTCCTTGTATTGAAGTTGATCCTGTTACACCTAAAGATCCTGTAATTCTTGCTGATCCTGTATATGGAAATGAGCTACCTCCTCCTCCACCGTTTAACGCAAATGATGCTGTTAATGCGTAAGAGGAAGATATATTGAATAAAGATCCGGTTTGTAATTGACCGGGTTTAAATTGTCTTGCCATTATACCCATCTCCCATTCACAATAATTGTGTCTGTAGCCTCTATTGTGTATCCTAATATGCTTGTATCAAATACAATTGATTGTGTTGTTAAAGTTGGTGTCCATGCATATACTGCTTTATCAATATATTGACCGTTAACATAAACATTGAATTCATTTTTAGTTGCTGCTAACATTGTTGCTGGGTTTAATCCTACTGCGTATGGTATAGTAACTGTAGTTGTACTTGCCCATGTTGCTTGTTTATCTGATAATTCTGTTAAATATAATAATACTGCAGAATCAATTGTAGTAGAGCTTCCGCCACCACTAACAATAACAGTTCCGCCACTATTAATAATATTTTGTGCTTGAATTATTTGTGCTGGCACAATTGTTGTGTTAAATATATCTGATTCAACATCAATCACTTGTTCAAATGTTAATTTTTTAATTGAATACATTTTCTTTAAAGTTGAACGTCGTGCTTCTTGTTCTGATAATAAAGTTCCTAATACAGTTAATGGAATAGTTGCTCGAACCAATCTATCTTCTCCAACCGTATTAACTGTTTCAAAATTTATGCTTCCAATTGTAGTAGTAAAACGATTTTGTTCATTTCCCCAAGCAAATCGACCGTATGGTAAAATTTGATCAACCAATGAATTCATTTGTGTTGTAAAATCACACCACAACATCATATCATATTCAATTGTTACATATTTAGGAATGTCTACAACATAAACTTTGATAGATTCATTTGGTTGATTGGTTGGTATTGGAAATAAATCATCTTCATACCGATTGCGTTCATTGTATTTTGTTTGATAGATCCGCACGTTTTCAGATTGAGGTCGATTCACATCCAATGATTTAACTGAGTCTCGTTCCGATACACTGTTTCGTTTTAACATGATCATTGGAGATTGAATCATTCCTTTTTCATCTCGCATATAACCTAAACGACGTACATTATCCCATTTCTCTCCAGCAGCAAATATTACTGGGACTGGAATTGTTTGGTTGTTGGTTTCTAGTTGTGGTTGTATTTCATTTTCTATAAACCATTTAATTGCATGATCAATATCATATGTTGTACGTTTTGGCGTACGAATTATATCATCGTCGCGTCGCAATTGTTCTGCCCGATTTAAAATTGAATCGTTAGATACCCCTTCGGTTTGTTTTGGATTAGGTTTATTGGTTTTACGATCAATATCCTGTCTATTCAATCTAGGCATTAATATCCTTTATATGCCGGCGAATTATTATTCCCGCCTCGTCGTATATCTTTAATTCCTTGCGGTGTTTGTTTTGTTGCATGAGATTCACATAATACAGAAACACTGTAACCATGTTGTGATCCATTTGGCCATGTTTCTGGATTCTTTCCTGCAAAGTATTGATTTGCATCAATGTTGTCTAATTCATAATATTCATTGTCCCAAAATACAATGTCTCCAACTTCAGGAAAAAATGAAGCTCGTTCTAAAATATCTCGTGATATTGCAAATTGTGCTGTTCTTGTATATGAATGACCAAAATCATCCATGTTTGCTGTTTTTGTTTCTTTGGTAATTAAACATGGAATCAAAATAGAATCATTGAATGCTTTTGATTCTGATTCGCCATATATATTTGAATTGCTGGATTCTACTATTAATTTAAAAAACTCAATTTCAGTATCAATAATTGTATTAAGCAATTCCGAATTAACTGCAGCTAAAAATCGAGCATCTCTAATTCCTCCAAATAGTGCCATAAGTGTTCTCCGTTATCCAACATAAATTTTTAATGGAACTTTTGCAAGAATTTCATTCATTTGAGTTGCTTCTGTATTTTGTCTTGTTAGCATTTGCTCTTTGGTCATTTTATCTAAAAATTCTCGTAGTTGAGTTATTAACTCACCTTTTTCAGTTTGACCTTGTGATACTAATTCTGAGCCGTTTAGGGTTATTTCTGAGTTAGGAATAGGAATTGAACTATATTTTCCACGTACAAATCCTAACATTTCTTTTGCTAATGCTGATCCGTATTTTATAATCCACGCACGCCCCATATCATTAATGCTACTGTATGTTTGATATGTATATGGTATATTTGATGCGTCACTTACTGTGCCTTTTATAAGAGCTGTATTGCCGAATAAAAGTGCATCATTGTTTTTATCTTCTTCAAATAAAAATTCAAACCATACAGATCCGTAAAATATTGTTGACGATGCTGAACCTGTCCCTGATGTTGGTACCGGCCAAAATTT